TGTTTATTATAAAGTAGGAATATTTAAATGGCTGAATTTTTTGGTTTCGAGATAAAACGAAAAAGTGAAGAAGAAAAAGAAGAACAAAAGAAACAATCTTTTGTTGCTCCTTTAGAAGATGATGGTTCTAGCTATATTCAGGCCGGAGGTTACTTTGGTCAATATGTTGACTTGTCCGGAACCGATGGTGCTAAAAACGAAGCTGATCTAATTCGTCGTTATAGAGATATTGCTCAGCATCCTGAATGCGATGCAGCAATTGAAGATATTGTAAATGAATCTATTGTTTCTGATTATACCTCTGCTCCTGTCGAAATACTTCTTGATGAGTTAAAACAGCCCGAAAGTGTTAAAAAGCTAATTAGAGCAGAATTTGAGAATATTGTTTCTCTTCTACAATTTAACCATTATGGGCATGAAACTTTCCGTAAATGGTACGTAGACGGTAGATTATTTTACCATATCATCATAGATGAAAGTAATCCTAAAAAGGGTATTTTAGAACTCCGTCCAATTGATCCAACCAGAATCCGCAAAGTAAAAGAAATTGATTCTGAAAAAGATCCTAAAACCGGTGCAGATATTATTAAAAGCATCGATGAATATTACCTTTACCAAGATAGCTCAATGAGCAAATCTAATCAAGGTTTAAAAATCTCAAAGGATTCAATCCAATATACTACATCTGGCTTATTAGATTCTTCTCGCAAGAAAGTTCTTTCATATTTACATAAAGCAATTAAGCCTGTAAATCAACTACGTATGATGGAAGATTCATTGGTAATTTATAGGTTATCAAGAGCTCCAGAACGTAGAATTTTCTATATTGATGTAGGTAACCTTCCAAAAGGTAAATCAGAAGAATATTTACGTGGTATTATGAATCAATACCGCAATAAACTAGTATACGATGCAAATACAGGTGAGATTAAAGACGACCGTAAGCATATGTCAATGCTAGAAGATTTCTGGCTTCCTCGTAGAGAGGGCGGGCGTGGTACCGAGATCTCCACCTTGCCTGGAGGCGAAAACCTCGGCCAGATTGATGATATTATTTACTTCCAAAAGAAGTTATATAAATCATTAAATGTTCCAGTAAATAGACTAGAACAAGAGGCACAATTCTCATTAGGTAGAGCTACAGAGATTTCTCGTGACGAAGTTAAATTTCAGAAATTTATTAACCGCCTACGTAAAAAATTCTCATGGTTGTTCTTAGATCTTCTTAAAACTCAGCTTCTACTAAAAGGTATTATTACTGAAGCCGATTGGAGAGAAATTAAAGAAAACGTTGCAGTAGACTATATTAAAGATTCTCATTTTGCTGAACTAAAAGATGCTGAAATTTTAAGAGATAGATTAGAATTACTGGCGCAACTAGATGAATACGTTGGTAACTATTTCTCTAAAGAGTGGGTACGCAAAAACATCTTAATGCAGAATGACGACGAAATAGAACTAATGGATGCACAAATTGAGGATGAAAGAGATTCAGGTCAGATTCCAGATGAAGATGATCTTGAAATTTAATTTATTATAAATATACTAAAAGGTGAGTAAATGACTGACACAATTGATTTAATTAACGCATTAGCAAGTGGTAAAACCGCGGATGCTAATAATACATTTAATGATTTAATGTCTAGTAAGATTAGTGCAGCGCTTGATGCTAAAAAAATCGAACTAGCTAATGATGTTTATAATGGTGTAACAGATAGTATTGAACAGGAAATTGGGACAGATGAAGTTCAAGGAACTGAGACAGAAATTAACCCTGAGTGAAGCTTCTGAAAAAGAGGTTAAAACACTTAAGGTTGGTAAAAAATCTAAAGCTGTTATTAAGCAGAAAGGTTCCAAGTTTTCTGTTTATATCGATGGCACTTTGCTAGACGATAAATATAAAAATGCTAAAGAAGCAGAAAAGGCTGCAAAGGAATTTGCAGATTTAATGGGAGCATAAGTTAATGAAACTTATTACAGAACATCTTGAGGACAACCTCAGCTATATTACTGAAGAAAAGAACGGTAAAAAGAATACCGTCATTGAAGGTATCTTTATGCAGGCCGAATCTAAAAATAGAAACGGGCGCATTTATCCTCGTGATGTGATGGAAAGTGCAGTTAATAAATATGTTACAGAACAGGTTTCCAAAGGTAGAGCTGTTGGTGAGTTGAATCACCCAGAAGGTCCTACTATTAATTTGGATAAAGTATCTCATCGTATTACCGAACTATCATGGGACGGTAATAATGTGATGGGAAAAGCACTCGTACTTGATACTCCAATGGGTCAAATCGTAAAAGGATTGGTCGAAGGCGGAGTTCAATTGGGTGTTTCTAGTCGTGGTATGGGTACTCTTGTGAACAAAAACGGAGTAAATGTTGTAGGTAAAGATTTTATCTTAGCAACAGTTGACATTGTTCAAGACCCCTCGGCCCCTGAAGCTTTCGTAAATGGGATTATGGAAGGCGTTGAATGGGTTTGGGATAATGGTCTGCTCAAAGCACAAGAGATTGAAAAATATGAGACTGAAATCAAAAAGGCATCTTCATCCCAATTGGCAGAAAGCCAATTGAAGGTGTGGCAAGATTTCCTCTCAAAACTTTAACTCTATGAATCAAGGAGTAAAATATGTCTGAAGAGACCAAAAACCTAGAGTTGGATCTCATCGAAGACGTTTCTGAAGTAGAGCTCCAAGATGAAGACCTCGTTGAAGACGTTGAAGTTGAGACTGAGGAAGACATCGCGGAAGATGCTGTCGAAGCAGACGCTGAAGAAGTAGTAGCTGAAGAAGTTATTGAAGAATCAGCAACGCCGAAGACTAAGGCTGGTATTATTAATGCCATGTACAAAGAAATGTCCAAAATGAAAAAAGCCGACTTAACAGCCGCCTATGAAAAATTTATGGGTAACGATGACGAAGAAGGCGACGATGACGACGATGATGACGAAGAAGAAATGAAGGAAACTAAAGGTAAAGTAAAAGAAGGCTATGACTTCGAAGCTGACCTTGAAGCCCTAGTATCTTCTGATGAAACATTGTCTGAAGGATTCCAAGAAAAAGCAGCTACAATCTTTGAAGCAGCAGTAAAAACAAAAGTTGCTGGTGAGATTGATCGTCTAGAAGCTGAATATGCTCAGCACCTAGAAGAAGAAACAGCTGGTATTCGTGACGAACTAGTAGAAAAGGTAGATGGGTACCTTAACTATGTCGTTGAGAATTGGATGGAAGAAAATCGTGTAGCAATTGAAAATGGTTTACGCACAGAGATTGCAGAATCATTTATGGAAGCACTAAAAGGTGTATTCACTGAACACTATATCGAAGTACCAGAATCAAAAACTGATATGGTTGACGATCTAGCTGAGCAAGTTGAAGAGCTTGAAGCACAACTAACAAAAGCTACAGAAGACAATATTCGTTTAAACGAATCTGTTGCAGATTTTCGTCGTACAGAAATTTTAGCAGAAGCATCTAAAGATCTAGCTGTTACTGAAGCTGAAAAGCTAAAGACACTAGCTGAAGATGTTGACTTCGAAGATGCAGAAACTTTCGCTAAGAAAGTAGCTACATTAAAAGAGTCATACTTTGCTAAAGAAACCGTAACAGAGAGTGTTGAAGAAGCAGAAGTTTCTATGAATGCAGAAGGTGAAGAAATTGAAGTTTCACCAATCATGGAAAAATATCTAGCAGCGCTTTCTAAGTCTAAAAAATAATATCCATTAGGAGATAACTAAAATGTTCAATGCAGAAAATGCACAACAGAAATGGCAGCCGATCCTAGAGAACGCTGACGTTCCTGCTATTCAGGACAACTATCGTAAGTCCGTAACAGCAGTACTTCTAGAAAACCAAGAAAAAGCAATGCGTGAAGAGCGCGCGGCATTTGGTTCTCTAAACGAAACTGCAGCTAACGCAACTGGTGGTGGAATTGATACATTCGACCCAGTTCTTATTTCACTTGTACGCCGTGCAATGCCTAACCTAATGGCATACGACGTTGCTGGTGTTCAGCCAATGTCTGGCCCAACTGGTCTTATCTTCGCGATGAAATCACGTTACAGCACACAAGGTGGTGCAGAAGCGCTATTTGGCGAAGCAGATACAGCACACTCAGGTGCGGGCTCTCACGCAGGTACATCTGACTCACTAGGTTCATACGGTACTGATGCCGATACTAACGACATTGAAGATTCATTCGCAACAGGCGCAGGTATGGCAACAGCAGCTGCTGAAGCTCTTGGTAACACAGGTAACGCATTCGGCGAGATGGCGTTCTCAATCGAGAAAACATCCGTAACTGCGAAATCACGTGCACTAAAAGCTGAGTACACAATGGAACTAGCACAAGACCTTAAAGCAATCCACGGTCTTGACGCTGAATCAGAACTAGCAAACATCTTGTCTGCTGAGATTCTTGCGGAAATCAACCGCGAAGTTATCCGTACAATCAACGTAAAAGCGAAGCTTGGCGCACAAACTTCAAACACAGCAGTAAATGGTGTATTTGACGTTGATGGCGATTCAGACGGTCGTTGGTCAGTAGAGAAGTTCAAAGGTCTGATCATGCAGATCGAACGTGAAGCAAACGAAATCGCACGTGAAACACGTCGCGGTAAAGGTAACTTCATCATCTGTTCTTCAGACGTTGCATCTGCTCTTGCAGCAGCTGGCATGTTGGACTACACTCCAGCTCTATCAGCTAACCTAAATGTTGATGACACAGGCAACACATTTGCTGGTGTTCTTAACGGTCGCACAAAAGTATACATCGACCCATATGCAGGTCAGGACTATGTAACTGTAGGTTACCGTGGTACTAACCCATACGATGCTGGTCTATTCTACGCACCATACGTTCCATTAACAATGGTTCGTGCAGTTGGTGAGTCTGACTTCCAGCCACGTATCGGCTTCAAAACTCGTTACGGCATGGTTGCTAACCCATTCGTGGGCGGCGCTGGCTCAAGCGAAACTGGCACAGATCGTGCTAACCAGTACTACCGTATCTTCGCTGTAACAAACATCCTAGGTACATAATAATAAGAGTAGGATTAACCTACCTTTCTTGAGGGGCTCTTCGGAGCCCCTTTTTTTCGTTATAAATAGTATAAAGCAACTTAAATGGAAAATCATTATGGCTTACACAAAGGAAATCAATTATAATTTAGAACCAACTTCTTATTTAGAGGAGCAACAGACATTTGCAAATCCTGCAGGTTTCCGTCTAGTTATTGATAGCCTAAAGTATCCAAATGCTCAATACACTGTTCAAGCTGCAGCAATTCCAGATCTTTCGGTTCCTGGCGCTGCGATGAATACACCAAAAAGAAATATTTTAATGGCTGCAGATAAGTTAGAATATGCTCCATTAACTCTTACGTTCTTAGTAGATGAAAACTTTACTAACTACCAAGAAATTCACGATTGGATGTTTGGTATGGTTGGACAAGATGATTTAGGAGATCGTAAAACTAGGGATCTTACACTCATCATATATAATTCTAGTAATAATGTGGTAAAAGAAATTCAGTTTGCGGACGCACATCCAACTAGTCTTTCTTCTCTTCCATTTGAAGTAACGAACGAAACAGTAAACTACTTAACAGCAGTTGTGGAATTCCAATACAGTTATTATAAATTTTTATAAAGGTTATTTTATATAATGTTAAATCTTGAAGACGTTTTGAAAATGTGGGCTAAAGATTCTGAAATTGATGATATAAGATTAGATGAAGCCTCAAAAAAGACTGCCTCTCTTCACGCAAAATATTTAGAAATGTTATCTGTAACTAAGCTTCAATTGAAGCGTAGAGATATGGATTTTAAAATTTTGCTTAAAAACAAATGGCTTTGGTATAATGGTAAAATGACAAAAGATCAAATCGATGAGCTTGGGTGGGAATACGATGCTCTTAATGGTTTGAAAATTTTGAAAGGTGAAATGGATTACTATTACGATGCTGATCCACATATTCAAGAAGCACAAGCCAAAATCGATTATCTTAAAACTTTAATTGAGACTTTAGAGGAAATTATAAATAATATTAGGTGGAGACATTCTACTATTAAAAATATGATTGACTGGAGAAAATTTGAAAGTGGTGGATAATGGATGTTATAAAGATTCAAAATAAGAATCATTCATTTTTACATGTAGATTGTGAACCATCTGTAGCAAACGAATTATCAGACTTTTTTACTTTTTATGTTCCTGGTTATAAATTCATGCCAGCATATAAAAATAAAATCTGGGATGGTAAGATTCGTTTATATGATGTTCGTAAAAAAGAATTACCGGCTGGCTTATTTCGTTACGTAGAGGAATTTGCTGGAACACCAGGTAGAGACTATCAGCTTGAATTACTCCATGATAACTATTATGGATTACCTAATACTGAAGCTGATATTGATATGTCGTTTATGAAAGAAATGACTATTACATCAAAAGGTAAACAAATTGAGCCAAGGGACTATCAATTACAAGCGATTGAGCATGGATTAAAAAATAAGAGAGCTTTACTTATTTCGCCAACTGCTTCTGGTAAATCTTTAATCATTTACTCAATGCTTAGATGGTACCTGAAAAATAATGATAAAAAAGTAATTATCATTGTTCCTACTACTTCGCTAGTAGAGCAAATGTATAAAGACTTTGGAGATTATTCTGAGTTTGACGATACGTTCAACGTAGATAAATTATGTCATAGAATCTATTCCGG